AAATGGTTTTGCTATTGATGGTAAGGAATATGATGCTTCCCTTTTTAAATTAGCATTGGAAGGTATGTGTGATTTACGTTTTGACTGTTATAGAGAACAGGATAAAACCTCTGATAACTTAGTAAGACTAAGAAATGTGTATAATAGTATTATAAATACTTTAATCATCACCGATACGGGTGAGATTGTACAAAAAACAACAGGTAATCCATCAGGTTGTGCAAATACTGTGGTAGATAATACTATAATTTTGTTTAGGTTGTTCTCATATGCATGGATATTATTATCTCGCAAGCAAATTCCAACTGCTTATATCAATTATGGTTATGAGGCTTTTATGGCTAATGTAGTGGCTGTTTTATATGGAGATGATAATACTTTTTCTGTTAGTGATTTAGTAGTAGATTGGTTTAATGCTAATACAGTGACCGAAGTTTGGAGCACTATAGGTTTAGAGGCTACATCGGATGACTATAATTCAAGACCTGTCAATGAGTTGGATTTTTTGTCACAAACTTTTAGTAAAATACATGGTCATTGGTTGCCTTGCCCAGATGGTAATAAAGTACTTAGTTCCTTAGCCTATGGTGGAGAGATAAATGATGTTAGGTGGGAACTTATGCGTGCATATGCATTGCGGAATGAATCATGGGGTAATATACCAGTTAGGCAATTCATATCAAAATATATAGCTTTTATTCATGAGCATTATAGTAAAGAGCTTGTTGGTACAATTAATGAAATAACTATGGAACAAATATTTGCCACATATAAAACTGATGGTGAATTACAGCGTTTGTATATAGGATGGGAGGCTAGGCCTATAAGAAATGAACCTCTTTTAAATACAAGTAAAGAATATATACAAAAACAATCATTAATTGTTAATTTAGAAAACATGAATAGAAACAGTAAGCAAGTGTGGAAGAAAAAGAATGCCCCCACAAAGAAAGCAGAGACAGTGGTTACGGTCAAAACAAAGGTACCTAAGGCAGCGGGCAAAAATAACGGGCGTAAAAAACAAAAAAAACAAAATAGA